ACTTCCTCCACCTGCTGCTCTAACCGCATCAGCCGTGAAGACAAACTCATTCTTAGATAATCTTGCTGGCACATCGTCTTTTTTCTCGTATTCTCCTAATGGCACAAATCCGCCACCTCTAAGATCCATCTCATTACCGCCTAGATCTAACATTTCATCCTGCTCCATCATACCACCCTCTGCAGCAAATCTTCTAGGCCCGCCATAGAACTCTAAAGTTCTAGCTACTGCTGGATCTGATTGTTCCTCATCATAAAGTATAGTTTCATCTTTTGGATCTTTTGTAAGTAAACCTGAAAGTAATGTAGGTATACCTATTAGTCTAAAAGGATTGACGTTTGCGTCTTTGCCCATAAAAATTAAATCTTTAAATGATGTTGCTTTACCCATGCCAAGACCCTTACCACTTAAAAATCCTGGTCCATATTTATATGCAGCAAAAGCTAAGGCTGCTTTACCCACAGGAGATTTAACAACTTTTTTAACTGTTTTACCTATTTTCTTTACAATGCTACCTAGACCATATTCTTGTCTTACATCACCACCGTCTTCAAATCTAGGACCTCCATACTCTTTTAGTGCTTCTTTTAATGCATCTCTATTGGTTGTTATGTCTGTGAGTGCTCGACCAAATAAAGATCCTGGATCAGAAATTGATTTACCAATTTCTTCAAGATCTTTTTGACGAGTTTCTAATTCTGTTGGTTGAGTTCCTTTAGTCCCCGTGGTTCCCAATAATCTACCAGGAACTTGTCCAAACGTTGCAACTCCTGTTCCCATTAATCCACCAGGTGCTGTCCCTAATGGTCCTGCTACTGTGGGTCCTGTATCTAATCCATAATAGTCGTTAAAAACTGTTGCTATCTCAGCTGGTGTTAAGCCTTGTCTCTCTAAAGCTCCAACATCTATACCTCTACCTCCAGAGAGCATAGGGGGTTCTGTTCCGCCACCCATAACTGTTGGTGGTCCACCATCATCACCGCTATCTCCTGCCGGTCCGCTTTGATCAAAACCATATGTTTCTTCTGTTCCTCTGCCACCCATTTCTGGTGACCCTTCAAAACCTGTACTACCACCTCTTGCAAACCTTGCACCGTAAAATTTTAATATGTCATCAAATTCACTTTTTGGTTTTTCTTCTATTTTTTCTGTAATAGGTGCTCTTAATTTTATCATAGGTTCACTGTCTCCCTCTCTATCTGGATTATAACCTGGTCTACCTTTTTGAATAATATCTGTTACGTCAATTCCTCGTTGTGCTAAATTTAAAGCTGCTTCTAATTCTTGTGTTCTAGTTAAAAACTTATCATCAAAAGGTTTTTCATTTGGACCAAATCCTAATTTACCAGCAAGTGTTTTATCAAAATTTTTTCTCCTATCTAATTCATTTTCAATGTATCTTATTGATAAAGCTTTTCTAGGATTACTAAGAGCTGCAAAAAAACCTCTATCATCATCAGGATCAGGTGGAGTAAACGCAGGTTGTCTAGAAACATCTAATCCTAAATTTACATCTGCTGTGTCATCCATAGTGTTAGGATCACTATCAGGAGCTGGTCCTGAACCACCAGCTGGTGAACTAAATCCACCGTAGTCTCCTGAGAAACCACTAAAAGTGTCTGGAGAAAAAGCAGCCTCACTCATAGACTCAGCTGTAGATCCTTTTCCTGATCCAAACATAAACCCTTTTCTTCTAGGTGATCCGCCTTCTGCTAGTAATTGTCTTGCTATTTTTGATCTAATAATTGCCATTTTTCCACACTACTTGGTTTTAGGGAACAAATCAAGCGAAGGCATGATTACTTTCACATCTCGTCTAATCTCTGCTTCTGACACGCCTTTTGCCTTCCATTCATCCTCTGTTTTGTATACCTCACCTGTTTTAAGGTTAGATATAGTTGTTATTATCTTCTCTGGTTTTATTGTTTCCATTACGTTGTTACCTCTCTTGGTTCTATTTCTAGTATTGAAGCTACCACATGAAGCCTATTGGCATAGGCAGCTTGTACTTTTAACACCTCGCTAGCCTCCATGACTAAGGGCTGAGTTAAAAGCTCCACCGTGGTATTAGCAGATACTGATTTACTTTTAAATAAACTAAATATATTTGACGATGAATCTACCAACGTCACTGTAATTGTGGTCCCAGATCCAGAATCATCTGATACTAATATAGATTTAACCACAGCTGTTTTAAAAGAAGGAACTGTATATACAGTTGTTAGATCTGTAGTTGTTAAATCATTTTTTTTATTTATAAAACTATTTGCCATTATGTTAAAAAGAAGTTTGAGGCTTCCATCTCGTCTTTTAATTCTTGTTGATATGTTGTGTTTAATTTTTGTATTACACCGTCAAGGTCTCTAACCTGTGCGTCAGCTACAGATTGTTTGTATTCTTCACTAGGTCTTGTTAATACTTGTACTATCTTTGCCATTATCTTCTACCATCCGCTTGTAAATCTAATCTAAATGTACCTAGCTTCCAATCTTGAGCTGTGCTTGTGTTTTCTACTTTTAATGCAATAGCTCTAGCTCTGGCCCTTGTATCTACCTTTGTTGTAGACGACGTCACTGTAAAAGGTCCTAACGAGGAACTAGCTGCAGTATCATTTGAATAATTTTTTAAATTAAGTGTTATTTGTGTGTTACCTGTTTGTGAAACAAAGTCTGGTATAAATCTTCTTATCTTCATCATAAACTCACCATCACCTCTAAGATCTGCAATGTTAGTTTGTGCACCTCTAATTACTCTTTGTGTAATATCAAAATCTCCTGATAATATGTTTGCCTGAATAGCTGTCACTGTTCCACCTTTGACTTGATCTGTTCCCGTCTCATGTTGGTAGTATGTTGTAATACCATCTGTATTGCCTTGGACATATGTAGACGATGTTGCTGGCTCTACTCCGTCTGCATCATACTCTAAGGCGTGTGGATTGCCAAAAACTGCAGAGTCTGCCCATGCTGTTCTAGCTAATGTACCCACTGTCCATATTGGTCTTCTTGCTGATGAGTCTTGATAATTATAACAAACCATTCTGTTTACAACTGAAGAGTTTGCTGTAGGATAGAACCACATAATCTCACCAAACAAATTGTTAAGTCCTGCTGATATCATTTGATTACCAGAATCTAAATTAATGTCATCATAGACAAAGTCCTCCACTAAACATGGTAAAGATTCAAGGGCACCTGCATATTTAAAGAAACCATTTTCTGAAAACCAGTACGCTGCACCATCTACCTCTACTGCTGCATTTTTACCTGCAAGTCCACAGTTTGTACCAGCTTGCACAAAGGCAAATGTAAATGGTTGACCTACAAATCTTTGTAAGAACAAAGCTGTATCTGTGTACACATAGATTGCATCTCTACCTCTGATAGCTCCCATGATCCGTGATCCGTCAGCCAGTCTCTGTGTACCAGCTGTGTTGGTTGCTGTAGGTGTATAAGTATTAATATCTTCTTGGTCCGAGAATCTAATAAACATATCATCTTGTGTAGATTTATCACCAATCGTTGTTTCTGT